GTTATTTAAGTGCTGTTAGTAAGAATGATTATCATACATTAACTGTACAAGATACATCCATTATTACAAATAAAAAGAAAACTATTACAGCTCAAGCTAACCCCTCTTATACTGCTAAACTTAATGCTACAGTTAGATTACATGGTATTGAGTATAGTTCACCTTATACTATTAAAATTAAAGTAGGTAGTAATACAGAACAAGTATTTAATAGACCTACTTATGCAGCTGATGTATTTGGTAGTAATACTGTTACAACTTCAAAATTAAATGCAGGTCATATACTTGGTAATACAACTGATGCTACAGATACACCACAAACCCCCGGTTTAAAACAGTTAATTGAGAACAAAATAGCTGCAGGTGGTGATGGTTTTGACAGTAATATGTCAGTAACTATGACTGCATCTACTCTTGAAATAGTTCATAATACTAGTTTTACAGTTACAGTAAACGCTGGTACAGATGGTAAACGTTTGACATGTTTCCAAGATGAAGTTAATAATGTAGCAGATCTACCAGATGAATCTATACATGGTAGGAAAGCTAAGATTGTCAACACATCTAATCAGAATGATACCTATTACTCACAATTTGTAGCAACTAATGGTGTATCTGGACCTGGTTATTGGGAAGAAACACTAGGATACGGAATGTCTCCCGGTCTGACAGCTTCTACAATGCCACATGAACTAGTTAATACTGGTACTAATGCTTTCACATTTAGACCTATTACATGGACTGCTAGATTAGTAGGTGATGATTCTACTAACTCACATCCTACATTTAAAGACTCAACGATTCAACAAGCTTTTTTCTATAATAATAGATTAGGATTTTTGACACAAGATAATGTGTCTATGAGTCAATCAGGTGAATTTTATAACTTTTATCATATAACAGCACAGAGTGTTACTGCTGCTGATCCTATTGATTTAAGTTGTTCTAGTATTAGACCTGCTTTATTGCATGGTATTATACCTGTAGCATCTGGTTTGATTTTATTTTCAGAGAATCAACAGTTTATTATGTACTCAGCTGATGGTAATCTATCACCAACAACAGCTTTAATACGTGGTCTTTCTAACTATGAGATGGACACCAATATTGACCCTGTTGATGTAGGTACCGTTGTAAACTTTATAAGTAAAACACCAGCTTATTCTAAAGTATTTGGTATGACTCCTAGAGGAGAAGGTCAGTTACCATTAGTTAGAGAAGTAGGTAAAGTAGTAGAAGAGTATGTCCCAGAGAGTATAGACGCACTTATAGCTAGTCCTCAGAACTCTTTCATTGCTATGTTTGGTAGTACAGATAGTAAAATTTATTTCTATCGTACTCATACTGATGGAGAAAGAGAGGTATTACAAGCATGGTTTAATTGGGATTTACCTGGGAATGTATTAGATCTTGTTGTAGATTCTGATGTTATCTATACTGTTGTTAAACAATCTAATGGGTATCAATTATTAAGTGCTAATTTAAGTGCTACACCAGAGGATGAGATTCTTGTAACTCAGAGTGGTATACAATTGAATCCTTATCTAGATTTCTATGCTAAAGCATCAAGTGTCAGTTATGATGCTACTACTGATACATCAAAATGCTATTTACCTTATTCAGATATCTCAACTTTAGAAGCTGTTGTTTTAATTGCAGGTGATGCTACTTCCAATGATTCAGGTTATACTGTCACACCGACTAGAGATAGTGATGGAGGTGGTGATTTTTTCAAAATAGATGGTAAATGGGATGGTAGTATCGCTACTAAAGTGATTGTAGGTTTTTCTTATAATTATGATATAACATTACCTAAAACTTATTACCAATTAGATCAGGGTATAGCTGATTATACAGCAACTTTAACTATTGCTAGAATGAAGTTTTCTGTAGGACGTTCCAGTACAATTGGTTTTAAACTTAAAAATAAAGGATACAAAGGTTATACAGAAACCTTTACAGGTGATGGGTCTAATAAGATATTCTCTCCTGATTATAAAGTTAAAGATAAACGAGATATAATTGTTAAAAAGAATGGTAATAAACAAGTTCTTGGTACAGATTATACGATAGCTGATCACGCTTCGTTGACTGATCATGTGACTATTACCTTTACTAATGCACCAGCTGCTGCCTCTACTGCTGCTAATGTTACAACTGCTGCAGACTCAGTGGAAATCTATATAGACAACTGGTATGATATAACACCTGTACAGGAAGCTAATGAATACTTAGCTGACGATGTACCTATGAGTGATCAAAGTGTATTCACCGTGCCTATTCACCAACGCACAGATAACTTTACATTACGAGTCTTTAGTGACTCACCTTTTCCTGTATCTTTAACATCAATGGTATGGGAAGGAAACTATTCACCCCGATATTATAGAAGAACATGACACCCAATTTATTCCTCGTTAAACCAGATGATGTAGAAAATATATGGTTTGGAGCAAGGCCATTGATTCAGAAAGCTTTAGATCATGCTGAAGGAGCTTTAACCACAACAGATGCATTACGATTAGTATTGAATGGTCGTATGAATTTATGGGTTGGATTTGATGATAATCATCGGATCTTTGTAGCTGTATTAACTGAAATTATATCTTATCCAAGGCATAAAATTTGTAGAGTCATTACAACAGCAACAGCAACTGGACACGATTTTGATGAATGGTTCCCTACTATGTATGGTATTATAGAAAAGTTTGCATTAAGTAAAGGTTGCTCAGCATTTGAAGCTTGGGTTCGTAAAGGTTTAGCTAGGAAATTAAAGTGGGATCATGAATATTCAGTAATATATAAAGTCCTTAAATATAAACCAGAGGTATTAGATGAGTAAAGGTGGTGGTGCAGAAGAGGCTTATAAAGAACAAGCCGAGCACCAGAATAGGTATAACAATGAGATGCACTCATGGCAATGGGGACTAGCTCAAGATAACTATGCCTATCAACAACAAACAGTTGCACTTCAAAGGAGACATGAAGCGTTAACTAGAAACCATGTTGATCAAAACAACTATAATGGTTGGTTGAATCGAGAAAACATGCGAATGTATGAATTCGATAAGCAGGTAGAAGCCTACAATGCTAGTGTTGAATCATACGAACGACAATTAGATTATAATGACGTAGCCGCAGAGATAGCTTTAGCTGATGAAAATCGAGCGCATCAAGACCAATTAATAGCTTTTGGTTTTCAAAATCAAGATTTATTAATGAAGTATTTCCAAGCAGGTGAACAAGCAAGTTTGGATACCCAAGGTTTGACGACTAAAATAAACCAAGCTCAATCATTAGCTGACTTACAGGTAAGAGAAACTGGTCAAAATAAAGCATGGGCTGAAGCTCAGGCAGCTTTAGATCAAGCAGGTCTTCGAGAAAGTTTAGCAGCTACTAAAGCAGAAGGTGCGTTTAAATCTCAAGAACTAAGGGTTGGTTACTTAGATAAAGAAGGTAAACAACGTAATCTAGGACAAGCTGGTAGATCAGCAGCTAAAGCTATACAAGCATTACTAGCAACAACAGGTGCTACCCAAGCTGCTATGGCTGATTCTATTTCTAAAGCTGAATCTAAATACATGTTAGATTCTCGGAGAATTGCTGAAAGTCTAGGTAACACAAGTATTATGACTAATATTAGATATAACGAAATAGCTAATAATCTTAGAAATACTAGAGATGATGCTCAACAACAACAAGAAAACATTGGACTTAAGTTTAGTCAGTTAAAAGATACTACTGACTTTAATAGAATACAGATACAACAATCTATGATTAGTGCTGGAGAACAACATCAAGCTAATCTAACTAAGATTGAAATGGATAAATATCAACAGGATATTAATGCAGCAAGTCAGTTAATGACTCAACCTACAATACCTCCACAAGAGATATCACCAATAGAAGTACCTGAAACAACGTATCAAGATCCAATGGCACCTAACCAGCCACCTGAACCTGCTGAAGCTATCAATACTTATCAAGGCCCAACGTTCTTACAACAGGTAGGACAGGCAGTTAGTATTGCTGGAAGTGTATATGGTTTGGCTACTATGGGTTCTGATTTAGAGTTAAAAGAAAATATAGTTAGAAAGGGTAGGTCTAAACGAGGCTTCCCAATATATGAGTTCAATTATAAACACGAACCTAACCAAAGATACCAAGGTGTCATGGGACAGGATTTATTAGAACTCTTACCATCAGCTGTTCATGAAGCAGATAATGGTTACTTAGCAGTAGACTACAATCAACTTGATGTAGAATTTAAAAAAGTTTAAACTATGACTTTATTCCAAGGGTACGCCCAAAGAAGTAGTGTTGCTGAAAACACTATAAAAGTTGAAGATCCGTCAAGAAAAATCTTAGCTGAAGCACAAAATAAATTACAATCATGGAGAGCACGCTCTTCACATGAACAAGCTTCAAGAGAACAATATATCTCAAAACTAAGAGAGAACTTCAATAAGGAACAAGCAAACCGTGATTCCAACAGACGACTTGAAAAAGAATTCGCTCAAGGTTGGATAGATGCACGTGCGAAGAATTGGGAAATAAGAATTAAAAATGCAGAGGGGAAGGCTAGAAACGCTCCACCTCCAATGCTACAGCAACTTGCTGAATTAGCACCTACATTAGCTAAGACTTATCAAGGCATTGATGATAAGCGTAGAGCAGATGGTAGAGAACTTGGTCTGATGCTAGCTCAAGAGCATGGCATCACTATGAAAGATCTCTGGTCTTATGATACAATCAAAAGCCAAATGGCTAATGATGATACATCTTTAAATGCTTATAAAAAAGAACTTAGAGATAGAGGTGTTGGTGAAGATGTAGTAGCTCAAATTGGGAAATTAAGTGGTTATCAACGTTTAGGTATAGCTGAGGCTGACTTAGTACGTGGTGCTCAAAACTATGATGCTTGGATTCAAACTCAATTAAGTATAGAAAGAGAATTACCAGGCGGTGTAGGTAAGACTACTTTAGGTCAGGCTATGATTAGCCATGATACTAAAAAAGTTCAGCATGTTATGATGGAATTAGAAAAAGAATATCTTTCTAAATTCAAAAAATATAGCCAAACACTTAAGCATAAACATCTATTACCTAAGATGGCTTTAATCAATGGTAGAATGAAATCTTCTACTGTTGAAAGTTATAAGAAACAAGTAAAAGCAGATAATCAATTCCAAGCAGAAAATGATTTCAGCACTTCAATAGCAACAGATGATCTTGAAGGTTACTTTGGTTTTATAACACGTCATGCAGGTTTAAATGGTGAATTCATTACACATGCTAATAAATTAGCTCACAATCTACATGTATCTTTATTAGAAAAAGGTAAAGGTAACCTTGAATTCATGCAGCGTTTACTTGAATATGAGTATATTCCTAGGGGAGAAAAGAACACAGTTAAATGGGGAGCGCGTAATAAGGGAAAAGCAAGAGAACTTAAACAAGCTTGGGAGAAAGGTGAAGAAGTAAAAGCTAAAGCAATAGATCAACAAGAACAGATTAGAACAGCAAAAGGTAAGAAACAGGCATTAGAAGTAGAGAATTTTATAATTAAAAATTATGAGAAGTTAACACCTGAGAATTATGAGCAGATGCATCGAGTTGCTGCTGGTGAAAAGGGTATGGATCAAGTTCTCAAAATCATTGATAAAAGACGTAAATTAGTTTCATCTGAAATTAATGATATCTACAACGTGCCTAAACTACAAAAGCTTTATAACAATAATATGCTATCTAGAGCTGCTGTTTTAGATTCTCGATTAACCCCAGCACAAGAAGGAGACTGGCTTAAGAAAGCTGATGAGCAAGATAAAACTAAACCTAGTGATGAGACAGATAAGATCTTTGAAGAGACAGCTGGAAGAGCTATTGAAGGTATACTAACAAGTCATGGTACTGAAACTAAAAAGGTTCCATCATCTAGTTTAGTTAAATTAGATATGCAGAATGCTTTAAGGAAGTATTATAAAAAAGCAATGATTACTACGAATGATCCTTCAGTTTCTAGAGATCAAGCTATAGCTGAATTAAATGCTGACTTACAAGGGGATAAGTATAAAATCGTTCAAAGGCGTAGTGTTGATGGGAAGGTAATACAAGCCCCAGGTTTTGCTAACTTCCAATTAAAAGCTACTAGATCTGAATACCCTATGACAGAACTTAGGGAAAAGGTCAGGAACAATCCAAATATATGGCGAGAAGAAGTTATTGTAGCACCAGAACAAACACTTCAAACTGCATATAATATATCTGCAGGTATAAACAAAGGATTCCCTGCTGCTTATAGTCATTTTGTAAATAGTGTTATGGGTAGAAACCATGATGGTACTACTAAAATTACTGAGGCTGAAGTCTTTAGACATCAACTACAGTTATTAGTAGGAGAAAAGAAAGCTAAAGAACTTATTCCTGATGAATTATTTGATCTCACTAGACAAGCTGAAGAACTGATAATGCCTGAGTTTAGAAAACTATTGAGTCTTGGACCAGAAGGTATAAATGTTGCAACTAAATATACTAATCAGATACAAGTTAATAGTAATAAAGAAAAAAGTAATATAAGTGTTTACAGGCGGGATGGAAATCTCAGTCCGAATGCTGAAAAGATTCTAAAAAAACTTAATGCGGAGGTTAACTAATGCCTGAATATGGTGATGGACAAGAATTTATACCTGTGAATGAACAGGAACAAATTGAAAAAGAAGAAAACCAAAAACATCAGGTTTGGTTAGAAGCTGAAGAAGCTAAGAAAGTTGCTAATGAAGCTAAGATAAAAGAACAGGAAACAATAGCTGCTCAACCACAAACAACTGATAAAGCTGTTAAAGGTGGTAAAGGTGATTATTCTTGGGGAGGTTATGAGGATAAAAAGAAACTAGAAGATAAAGATGGTGATGGCATACCTGATATGAATCAAACTCCAGCTGTTAAAGCTTTGGAGAATGTAGTTAAAGCAGGTTCATTACCAGCTTTAGGTGCATTAGATTTCGCATCTGATGTTGCTGGACTTATACCTTGGTTAAAGCCTGCAGATGAATGGTGGGATAATAATTCACCTAGATCTAATCATCCAGTACATAAAGTTATTAGAGACGCATCTTCTGTTATAATACCTACTATGTATGGAGGTGGTATTGTGACAGGTACTCTCTCAAATGCTACAGCTGCTAGAAGTATACCTCAAGCTGTACGAATCTTAGGTACTATAGGAGCACACGCTGGGGTAGATACTGCAGTTACTGCTATTTCTTCTCATTCTAGAGATCAAGAGAATATTGCACGTACTCTTAACGATTGGTTAGGTTGGGATATACCATGGGCTACTAGAGATACTGATAGTCCAGATCTTATTTGGAAAAAGAATGTCTATGAATCAGCTGGTCTTAGTGTTGGTGTAGATTTAATACAAGCAGCATTTTCATTAGGTAAAATGTTACGACTTGTTCCTTTAGATGAAGCTGCAGAATCATCACTTACTAAACATGCTTCTCGTTTTGAAGGTCAGGATCCTATTTCTAAAGAAGTTTTATCTAGAAGATCTAGTAGAACTGCAGCTCAACAAGATGAAACTTTACAACGTTTATTAAAAGACCCTGAAGGTAAAAACTATGATGCATTCATTAATGAACCAGCACCAGGTCCAAACTGGAGAGCTGTAACAGATTTAGAAGCGGATCCTATCAAAGCTAAAGTAGATAATTATCGTATTCAAAATAATATTGGAACAACTAATGGTAGAATGAGACCTGTTGTTGATTCAGTATTTATGAAAACTGTTTCAAAAGCATCTGCATCTCTACGTTCTAATCAATTAAAAAATCTATTTGAGGAACATATAGCTCCCAGAGTTGGTGCTGTTATTCGAGGTAAGAGGATAAAACCTAAACAATTAAATAAAGCAGTTACCAAATTATATAATCAAGTATTTGACCCTGATATAAGTTTAGGAAACCTTGAAAAAATCATAGATGATATGAAAGGTAATGTATTTCAACATGAAGCTTTCTTACCTAAAGAACAATTAAAAGTTGTTAAAGAAGCTTTTGAAGATGCATTTACTGATATCTATGATCCTAGAGTAATGAGAGCTTCAGCTATGACAACAGCTCAAGCTGGAGGTACTATCGCAGATACTTCTACTGCAATTAATATGATCAGTGATATTGCTGATACAGGTAGACAGTATGAAATCATTTTAGATAAACTTAAATATCTAAATAATGAAGTTAAAATAAATAAATTTATATCTAGCAAAGCTACTGAATATAAAACACTTGTTACTCAAAACCCAGCTGTAATAGGTCAGTGGTTATTAGATCAAAAAGGTGCTTTCAATAGAGGTGTTAGTAAAGCTCTTTTAGAAAGCAATAGAACTTTTGATATCCTTCATGAAATTGCTAAAAATAATCCTATTTATTTAAAACCACTTGCTGAGGCAATGGAAGCAACTGGTGGGGAAGTAGATCAAATCTACAAACTACACCGTTATATGGAGAATAGAATTGGTCTAGTTAAAAAAGGTTTTTATGATGCTGAACCATCAATACCTAGTGCAGTTGTACAAGGTTTAAATGCTGTACGTTATAATCATATCTTAGCTGGTCTAGCCCCACTACGAGCTATGTCTGGTAACATGATATTAACAGGTCTTAAACCAGCTTCTGTATTTATGGGGACAACATTAGTAGGTGATGCAGCTACATTTAGAAAAGCTTTATGGACATATGGTGGCTTCTCTGAAAACCTTAAACGTGCTTATAAGGTTATGGGAGATGAATGGAAACTTGCTAAAACCAAACCTGAAACAGCCATGATGCGTGGTCGTGCAGATTTACGACAAGCTAAAATGGAAGACTTTGATGCCATGGAATCTATGGCTAAAGTCTGGAAAAGAGAAGGTGAAAATGGTAAGGTTGCTTTATGGAACTTATCTAAAGGTATGACGTGGTATAACAACAACCCATTTGTTAGATGGGGTACGAATGCTATGTATGCTATTGACGGTTTTACTGGTTCTATGATGGCTAGTGGTCAAGCACGTGCTAAAGCTTATGCACAGTTAATGGAAAATAATAGAGGTGCATTTAGTCAAAGTGCTTTTGATAAATTACAAAGGAAATTATATGATGACGCATTCGATGCCAACGGTGTATTAACAGATAAAGCTGCTAAACATGCTACACAGGAAATAGCTTTAAACCTTGATAATGATTTAGCTAATAGATTAAATAAAATTATTGAAAGAGTTCCAGCTGCCAGATCTTTATTCATGTTCCCTAGAACAGGTCTTAATGCTTTAAACGTTGCTTGGTCATTTACCCCAGGTAGTAGTATATTACCAGTATATACTAAAGCTCGTAAAGTATTATCTGCTGAAAGTTTAGGAGAAATGACTGAAGCTTTAGCTGAGCATGGTCTTGAATATAGTGATGAAGCATTTGCTACCCTTAAATCTGAGTACATTGGTAGGCAGTTAATGGGTGGTACAGTTATCACAGGTGCAGGTTTATGGGCACTAGAAGGTAATCTTACAGGTAATGGTCCTCATGATTATGGTGAACGTAAACGTATGCAAGATATGGGTACTCCATTTAACTCTATCAAGAACCCTTTGACAGGTCAATGGCATAGTTATAAAGGGTTTGAACCATTTGATACTTTATTAGGTATAGTCGGTGATTTAGTTTACCATTCTACTAGATTAGATTCTGCCATTACTGAACAGATGTATCAGAAATTAGCATTTTCTGTTAGCATGAATGTAGCAAACAAAACATTCCTTAATGGTTTTGAACCTCTTGTGTCTATGTTCTCTGGTGATGAAAGTGCATTTAAGCGTTTTATTGTAAACCAAGCTGATGCATTAACACCATTCGCACCATCTGGAATTAGAAGTGTCCTTAATAATGCTATAACACCACAGTTAAAAGATGTAGAAAATGATTGGCAACATCTATTATCTAACAAATGGAAGTTTATGCAGAAAAGTGGTACTGATCAAGACTTCTTACAGGATCAATTAGATATTTATACAGGTGATCCGATTAGATATCATGAGCCATTTACAGCTGCAGTCAATGCTATATTACCTTTTGGTAAATCAAATGGCGGTTTAGAGCCTTGGAGGCAGTGGTTAATTAGTACAGGATGGGATGCTATGCCTGTTATGGAGATAAATCCTATCACTAAAGAACCAATAAGTACACAAGATAGATGGAAAATTAATAATTGGATAGCAAGGAATATGGATTTATCTGGTCAAATAACAGATATGATGTCTGCTCCTGATAATTTTTGGAATAAAAAAATGAAGGAGTATAGGAAAGCAAGAGGTTTGAGAAATAAAGATGAACTTAACATCAAAGATCTAGTAGTTCATCAAGAATTAGACAGAATACATAGAGAAGCAATGAAATTCGCTTGTTCATACCTCGAAAGATACCATGAACAGTATTCTTCTATAGGACGACAAAACGATAGAATCAAGAATGCTTTACGTAAAGGTGATATACCTGAAGCAGTAAAGGGTTCTCAATATAAACAAGACTTACAAAACATACTAGGTATTGATAAGTAATGGCAACAACTGAAAATTTACATAATGGAACTGGATCGCAAGATTCATTTTCATTCACATTCCCATATATTAATGATACTGACATTAAAGTCAGTGTCGGAGGTACGTTAAAAACAGTAACCACCCATTATACTTTACATACTCCAACTACAATTAAATTTACATCTGGTAACTTACCACCTAGTGGTACTAGTAATGTCAGAATTTATCGAGAAACAGCAGATACTGCACTACAAGCTACCTTCTATCCGGGTTCAGCTATACGTGCAGCCGATTTGAATGATAATTTCACACAAAATTTATACGTTGTACAAGAAGGTAATAATAAAATAGAAAGTGCTTGGCAGACAGGTGATGAAACAATTATTAGTACTGAGACTTGGACTGGTAACGATACTACAGTTGCTACAACTGGAGCTATTGATGGACGTATTGGTACTAAAATAGACGATGCTATGCATAGTGATGTTTTAGGTGGTACGGATATATCTAAAACAACAGGTGGTGGTCAGGTTACTCTTAATCACGATGTTAGTGGTGCTAATGTTACAGTTAATAATAGTGACGGAAATGTTATACAAGATATAACTGTATCTGCTCAAGGTCACGTAACCTCTGTAGGTTCATATAATTTAGATGGTAGGTATTATACTGAGACTGAATTAACAAATGGTCAGTTAGATAGTAGGTATTATACTGAGACAGAATTAACAAACGGTCAATTAGATGGCCGATATTATACAGAAACTGAACTTAGTCCTACAGCTAATGCAGGAGCTAACGTATTAGATGCTAGATATTACACAGAAACTGAAGTTGATACTAACTTCTATAAACTTGGTAGTGCTGGTGAAATAGCATCAGGTGAGACTTGGGCTGCTTCTGATACTAAGATTGCTACTACAGCAGCTATAGATGCACGTATAACAGACCTTGTTGATGATGTAGGTGGATTCGTACCAATAGCAAATGAAACATCTTTTCCTAACGCTAACCCTGACGTTAATAACGGGGCTGGAACTCTTGTATCTATTAAAGCTCTCAGCAGCAGCTTTACCTCTAATGGATCTGGAGTTGCAACCATTTCTAATGGTACTGTTGGTAACTCAACCGTTACAATTAATGGTTTAGAAAATAGCACAACCTATGCAGAAGGTTATGGAATGATTGTAGAAACTACTTCTACACTTAATACTTATACATTCCATAGACAAACTCCAAAGGCTACTGAAGTAACGACACTCGCTGGTAGTATAGCTAATATCAATACAGTAGGTAATAATATTGCTGCTGTTAATACTGTTCACACCAGTTTAACTACTATTACTGCAGTTAACAATAACTCTACTAATATTAATGCTGTTAACGCTAACTCTAGTAATATAAATGCTGCTGTAAGTAATGCAACTAATATAAACGCAGCCGTTGCAAATGCAACTAATATTAACTCTGTTGCTGGTAATTCAGCTAATATTAATGCAGTAGCTGGTGAACTTTTATTCTCTGAAGATTTAGGAGCTATTACAGATGCCCTTACTACTGGTAGTGGAAATGATATAAATACAGTAGCAACTAATATAACAAATGTTAATACGTTTGCTAATGTCTATCGTATTGCATCTTCTGCTCCTTCTAGTTCTTTAGATGAAGGGGATTTATGGTATGATTCTACTGGAAATGTGCTGAAATACTATAACGGTACAACTTGGACTGTTACTGCAGCAGCTGGTTTATCGAATATAGTAGAAGATACAACCCCAGAATTAGCAGGACATCTAGATTGCAACGACAAAAACCTCACTGAAGTAGGAACTGTCAGTGGAGATAACTTACAAATTGACTTCGGAACACTTTCATAACCATGGCTAAATTATTAAAACTAAGAAGAGGTACAACCTCGCAACACAGTAGCTTCACTGGTGCTGAAGGAGAAGTCACTGTAGATACAACTAAAGATACTGTTGTCGTACATGACGGTAGTACAGCTGGTGGACATCCACTTGCTAAAGAATCAGCAGCTTTATCATTAATTGATGAAGACAATATGGCTACAGACAGTGCTACTAGACCTCCTAGTCAGCAGTCTGTTAAGGCTTATGTAGATGCACATACTGATTCATCTAAAATGCCATTAGCAGGTGGAACGTTTACTGGTGATGTAATATTTGATGGAGCTACTGCTAACTATGATATTACATGGGATAAGTCAGCGAATAATATAATCTTTAATGATCAAGTTAAAGCTGTTTTTGGTACAGGTTCAGATGGACTTGAGGTTTACCATGATGCTATTGGTGGTCATTCAAGGATAAAAGATTCAGGAACAGGTGGTATTATAATAAGTAGTAATGAGATCAATATTCAAAATGCAGCTGATTCAGAAACTATAGCTCACTTTATTGAAGACGGAGCTGTAAGCCTTTATTATAACCATGGCGTAAAAATAGCCACAACTAATACAGGAATCAACGTTACAGGTACAGCAGAATTAGATGGTATAACAATTGATGGTCAGTATATCCAACAAGAAGAAACGTTAACAGTTTCAAGTAATGCTACTACTGTTGATTGTTCTACTGGTAATTATTTCACTGTACAAGCTGCAGGTGATATTACATTTACATTTGGTACACCACCTGCTGATACAAAATCATATGCAATGGTTATTGAAGTAGATCATAACTCTGGTACTTTAACTTGGCCAGCATCAGTTAAGTGGAATGGTGATACAGCACCAACTTTAACTACAGGTAAAACACATCAATTCTATTTCCACACTAACAATGGTGGTACTAGATGGAGAGGTGCAGCACTTGTTGACTATGTGGATTAATTATTATGGATCCTAATAGTTTAAAAGTAATGGCAGCCGCTGCAGCTGGAGGTGCTGATCCAACATATGTAGAGGACGTATTTTCAATCCAAGCTTATGTAGGTAATGCTACTGTTCGTACAATAACAAGTCCACATTGTGATATAAAAACTGAAGGTGGTTTTACGATTGTTAAGAATAGAGATTCAGCATCGACAGATTGGATTATTAACGATACTGCATCAGCAGCAAATAAATCATTTAAACTTAACTCTGATGATGATTTAGCAACCAATCTTATTAAAGGTCATACCGCTGCAGATCATGGTTCAGTACCTAATGGTTTTACACTTAGTAGCGATGATCAAGTAAATAAAAATGGTGATGAATTCATTGGCTATATGTTTAGAAAATGCCCAGGTTTTATAGACGTTGGTAGTTATACAAATGCTGCAACAGGTAGTTCTAAAACAGTGAGTCATTCCTTGGGCTCTACACCAGGTATGATTTGGATTAAAGAAGAAGGGTCTGGTGAAGCATATGTTATATGGCACACTAGTTCAGCAACTAAATGGAGTAATATCAGTAGTACTGCTGCATGGACTAGTACTGGAAAATTTAGCGGTGTTAGTAGTACATCTTTTACAGTTGCAGGTAATAGCCCTGGAATGAATCATGGTAGTTCTGCAGGTCAAAATACTTACATTTATTATGTATTTGCAAACGATGTACAAGAGTTTGGTGCAGATGGAAATCAATCAATTATCAAATGTGGTTATTACACAGGTACAGGTAATAACTTAATCGATGTAAACCTTGGATGGGAACCTCAGTACGTTGTTACTAGAAATATTTCTGAGACATCTAATTTCCTTCAAATGGATACAATGAGGGGTATAGCTTCACATGGTAATGACGCAAGACTTTATATTAATAGTCAAGATGAAGAAGTTGAAAATGGCAACCATATTGATTTAACTTCTACAGGATTTACAGTCCCATCAGGTGCAACAGATTCAGGTCATACTGTACTTTATTGGGCTATCAGACGACCAGATGCATACGTTGGTAGACCGGCTACTGCAGCTACTTCTGTATTCGCTATGGATACGGGTAATAATTCTTCAACTATTCCTTTATTTGACAGTCCATTCCCTGTTGATTTTGCTTTACAAAGAACAATAGCAATAGACCAAGCTTGGTTTGCTTGTAATCGATTAATGAATAAGAAATATGTAACAACAAATACAGATAGCGATCAATCTGGAGATATTAGTTCACTTCTTTGGGATAGTAGTATTGGTTGGATGGCGGAAAGTTCTATTGGTTCTGAAAGACAGTCATGGATGTGGAAACGACACGCTGGTTTTGATATAGTGACTTATTCAGGAACTGGATCAGATAGATATATAAGCCATGGTATGAAGCAAGCTCCAGAAATGATGTGGATTAAGAAAAGAAATGCATCTAAAAACTGGTATGTATATCACAAAGGTTTAAACGGAGGTAGTTCACCACAAAACTATTCATTACGTTTAAATAATGGTAATAAAGAGGATAATGATGGAGATACTTTATGGAATCAAACAGCTCCTACTGCTACTAATTTCAGGGTTAATACTGATAATGGTGTGAATAATAGTGGTGATGATTATCTGGCTTTGTTATTCAGCAGTGTTGACGATATATCAGATATAGGTCATTATACAGGTAACGGTAGTACTACAGGTCCGACAATTACAACAGGATTCCAACCTAGATTATTGATTGTTAAAGGAACAAGCTGGACTAACGGTGGTAGTTGGTGGATATTTGATTCTGTAAGAGGATTCGGAACGGTTGGAAGTAGTATTGGTCAAATGTCTTTGAACAATGATAATGCTTCTGGAGCTGGTTCAACACTTTTTCAAGTCTCTGCTACTGGTTTCTCTGTACATGATGATAGTCCTACAGTCAATGATGACGGAGAAAATTACATTTATTATGCACATGCTTAAATAACTATGGAATACAGAAATAATACTTCGGGAATAGTTGAGACTCGAAGCGAAATACTAGCAAAGTATCCTAATACTTCTTTTCCAAAACCACTATCTGACGTTGTTATTGAAAATTTAGGATATAAAACTATTGAGTCTTCAGATAAACCATCAGTAACAGCTCCATATGAATCAGCTGTGAGAGACGGTATTGAAGAGAAAGGTGGTAAATGGGTGCAGAAATGGAAAGTAGTTACAGCTACTGGAGATTCTAAAACAGCTATCGATACAAAAGCTGCAACTTATCAACGTAACAAACGTAATAATAAATTAGCTGAAACAGATTATTTCGCTCTATCAGATGTAACTATGTCTGATAATTGGAAGACATATCGTCAAGCTTTAAGAGATCTACCTAAAGCGAGTGGTTGGCCGCATACTCATACTTGGCCTACAAAACCTAGCTAGTGGAAATACCATCCATCAGACTTTCTAATTCTAAACTTCCGAAAGCTTTAGATATGCCTAACTTAGATCTAAAGAAACCAACAGCAGAAATGCCAATATTCCCACCAATTGTTATACCTCCCAGTAATTTGGAGGCACCAGTTGGGGTAGAATTAGAAGAGGAACCTGAAGAAGATACTGAAGCACAAACTGTACAACCAACTTTAAGGGTACCTGTTGTTAAGATTGATCTACCTTTACCTAGTGCAGAAGTAGTCGCCACTGCTACTTATGCAGCTGTAGCAGCTGTAGCAACTACCACCTTAGCTACACCTCTATTTGATAAACTTAAAAAACAAATCCAAAAATTCCTACAAAAGAAAGTCGATAAATGGAAGGAAAACCGCCAGAAGAAAAAAAAGGATTCCTTGGAAAGCTGAAAGATGCTGCTGAGGATCAAGAACAACAAATCCAAATTCTTGGTACATTCGTCAGGCTTGGCGTTGTGGTTTGGTCTGGATTTATAATAACCATGAACTATGTTGAGATACCTATGGTTAAGAAATCAGGTAACTCAGATATCACGTTCGTTGCCAGTGTGTTCACGGGAGCACTTGCCACTTTTGGTTTGACCACTGGTAATAACAATAAAAATAAAACTCCCGTAAATTGTCCTATGGTTAAGAAAAAGGAAGAATGAACAAATGGTTTTTACTCTTCCTACTGGCATCACCCACGGTAGCAAGAGCAGAATTAGTACAACCCAATTTCACTCAGGGTTCGATGAACAGTACAACAACTACAACTCAAGATATCACAGAAGAAATCACCACTACAACCTATGGAGCAGCGTTAAACAAATGGTCTGGGGACAATATAACCCATACATCAGCAAGCTCTGGAGGCTTAGTAGATTCAGATTCAATCTTCACAATTCATACAGCTGGAAGCGACTTTTCACTAGAAGTAGTATCAAGAGCAGCAAGTCAGATAATAGAATTAACAGAAATAGATCGAACTATAGAAACGGAATCTACTACTGTCTCCTTGTCAGTCTTCTCTCAGTAACACCTGTTAAAGCAGCAGAAGGAGAAACCCATAATACGTCAAATCCCGTTGCTGCAGCGACTGGAAATGTGACAAATCAAGCGGTTCAATTTCAGAATAATGGTGCTCCTTCAAGGCAGCACTATGGTTCTGGGGTAAGCTGTAATGGTAGTACAATGACGTTCAGTCCGTTCTACATGGGGAATCATACGGTTCCTTTTGATGAAACAATGACTCAAAGAAGCTACACAGTAGCTGAAAATTGGGGAGGACAAGTTAATTTTATGTTCCCTTTAGATCGTAAAGGTTTAGCACAGTGCAGACGTATAGCTGCAAGACAAGAAGAAAAGATGAGACTTGATTACGAGCTGGTTCGTGTGCTCAAATGTGCTGAATTACAACGAAAAGGGTTTATGTTAGCTGAAAATACACGTGTATATAGCATGTGTAACGATGTCGTCCCTATAGTTAAATATGAAAAAGAAAAAGAAACTGCAGTTAAGCAGTATTTAGAAGAAAACTGTACCCCATTGGATGAGTTTACTCTCCCTTGGAAAGAAAAAAGGTACAATTGTCCAAAACAACCCACTAAATTAAATGATTCTACTAATTAAACCGATCCTACTCAAATTTGCAACTTCTGATTCAGTTAAAAAACTGATCATTGATCTTTTAAAGAAGCTTGTTTCCACTACAGATAACAAAGTGGATGATAAAGCAGTAGAATTCTTGGAGAAACAGTTATTTCCTAAAACATAATGGCTAAAAAAGCTACGGAAGAACAGTTTAACGAGCTACATCGGCTCGTTACAACTGAATTCCTTAAAAGAATTAAGAGTGGAGAAGCCACAGCTCATGAATTAAAGGCAGCTTGTGACTGGCTAGTTAAAAATGATATTAGTGGTATTGCTTATGAAGGTAATCCATTAGATAAATTAGCATCAGTAATGCCTCAAATCGACCCAGACCTTGTACAACGGAGATTATATGGCAAGCGAAAGCACGAAGTACTATAGAAAGAACAAAGATGCTTTAAAAGTAAAGTATGCTTATTCTAAAAAGTATAATGCTAAACCATCTGAAAAAAAACGTAGAGCTAAACTGAATGCCGAAAACAGAAACCG